CTTGCAGCTACTTCGGTTATTTGTGCGTGTTCGCCAAATGCTGGAAATGTTACGTGTGAAACTTCTCTAAGAGTTGCTTCATTAACAATTACTTGTTCACCTTTAGTGACGTAATCGTCAATCATAGCGCCTACGCTAAATCCAGTTCGTAAACCTTCTTGTGCTTCGGCTAATGCGTCGTCTCCTGCGTTGGTTCGTGCTATTTTGAATGTTCCGACAATTCCTTTGTCGTCTTCTTCATATCTTGATAATTTACCTATTGGTCTAGTCATATCGTGTTCGGTGAAAAGTTTAATACCTTCACCAATTTTTAATGAGCCTTGTTGAAATACAACGTCGCCCATATTGGTATGTCCTACTTGACCAAAAGGAACAATAACGCCTGTCAATTCTCTTTTAGAAGAATTAGCTGCGATAATGTCGGTTGAGAATTTAATAAAGTTATTCATTTATTAACATTTCCCTTTCTCTTGCTTCCTCTATCGTCATTACACCAAGAGGAATAAGTTTTTGATATATGTCAGCGCGTTCAATTGCACTTGGGCTATAAAATTCTTCTAAATCAAATTTTACAATAGATCCACGAGGCGTAATATCATTTTCGGACATTCTTTGTGTAATACAAGTCATTAAAGGTTTTAATGACAAATCTATTAGGCTTCTTCTTTCAGCTGTAACGTTGGAATAAGTCATTGAACCACCTGCGTTACCACCTACGTAATATTCAGGTAAATTACAAGCCCTAGCAATCTCGGAAGCCATATATTGACGTGCTTGGTTTAGCGTTAATTGTTCTGGGCTAAATCCTATGCTTTGAAAATCTATTGTGTCGTTTACAAAAGCTGTGCCACGTGTTTGTCTGGCTTCTTTCCAAGAATTTAATAGGGCTGTAACTCTTTCAGCAGGCATTGGCAAGTTAGATTTTAATACAACGTTAGGTGTTGGTTCATCTGCAAATCTTTTAACTGCTTTTTCTAATGCAAGTGCTGTAAGTATTGTTATTCCTGCTCTTACAAGTAAACCTTCATCATAACCAGTAAAAGGAATTAAAGAACCAAGACCATTATCAGGTACGCGATTGCCGTCTACAGAATAGTATTCAACATTGTGACCTAAAGCGTCTAAAGTTCTTGTAATACGACTTACAGAAATCCATTCTGCACTTAAGGGTCTTCCGTCTGCGCCAAGTTCAAGTATTCGTAAATATCCTTGACCTGTAAATAAAATATCTTCTGCTAAAAATGTATATACAGACTGTCCAGTCATACGTGGGTCTGGTTGTCTGATAAAAGGTGGGGTCGCAACTTTACTGTTGTTTGATTCGCGTCTAACTTCTAAAGGTAATGATCCGATAGTTGCACACATAATGTTTCTAGCTCTTGCAACTGCTGGTACTTGCATAGCTTGTGCTCTGGATACTGAAGATAAACCAAAATAGTCAAAAGGTTGGGCGTACTGTTGGTAATTGTATGGTGCTACAGCTGCGTCTACTTTGTTTACGTCGTTTTGTGGTGTGACACCAAGAAGATTTTGAAAGAAGCCCATAACTTCTAATTCTTTACCAAATCGTTATAATAGTCAAGCACCTAAGCAACTACAATGTCTTGGTTTTGTGACCTTGAGCCGTACTGTTCGGCTTTACCAACTGCCAAAATCATACTTATTGCAGCTGTTGAAGGTTTACGTCTCATTACATACCACGCACCTGTGTCATTTGATTTTTTTATACAACTATTAACACTTGCAGATAGTTCAGGTTGATTAGAATGAGCTAGTCGTCCACCTGACATAGCACTAAGTACTTGATCGCAATTCGTATAATAATCTGAACCTTTAATTACGTTTGCGTTTATGCCAGCCTGTTTAAGTTTGGCTACTACTGAGTCACCTGTAAACCTGTTTGCTATCACTTCTTCTGCGTTGTAGTGCTTTGCCCATTCTGCTATGCGTCCTGCAATAAATAAATCATCTATTGGGCTGTCTTGTTCTTGGTATTCCATTAAACCTACAGCTATAGATTTGTCTTCAAGTATTTGTGAACCTGTTAATGCCCATGAGTTACGCTCTGGACTTATTTCAACACCAAGCCAAGTAGGTCTGTCAGGCTTAAGTGCTAGGTTTGGTTGCATACAAGAATTCCATGCGCCTTGTTCCCATGCTGAGTTCATTGTTTCTACCCATTGGCATAAAACTTCTGTTTGAAAGATTTCAGGTGGGTCACTTAACCTAGCTTTGATTGCATCTACTGAAATTGTTCTGCCTAATGCAGGGTTTGCTTCTTTCCAACCTTCAACGTCACTTAGTTTTCTGTGTGGTGATGCTGACCATTCCATAAAACACAATGGATCATCTAAACCTTTTTCTATTTTGTCTAATGCTCGTTGTCTCATAGCGTTTAGCACTATTGAGTAATGATCACCTGCGTTACTGATACCCCAAAACTGTGAGTTAGGTCTGGCGTTCATAGTAAACACAAGAGCTGAATAAGCATCATAAGTTTTTTGTTGTCTAAGCTCATCAAGTATTACAAGATCAGAAGATAAACCTCTTGCACCACCTGAGTTAGATGCTACGATTTTGTAACGCATGCCATTTTTAAGCATTACTTCTTCTCGACCATTAGCCCTTGTTACATGTTTAACTTTTTTACGCAACCAGTCATAGTTATCAATTACTTCAACAACTTTCTTAAAAGTCTCTAACGATAAGTCTCTTGTTTGAGCACTTGCTATCTGTAGCTCTTCGTCCCATAAATAAAGCCCTGCCAAGATTCTCATTCTAAGTAAATGTGTTTTACCATTTTGCCGGGCTGCAATTGCTAGCACGTTTTTGTAAGCCCAAGTCCCATCAGGTTTAATCTTTGAGGCTTCGTTAATCAAATACTCTTGCCATTCCAATAAAGGCATGTCAATTTGTCGCGCAAACTCTGCGACCTCGTTGCCTCTAGTTGGGAGAGTCTGTGCTGTGGTCTGAATTCTCGGGTGTGAGTTTCCTAAGATCGTCAAGTATGTCTTCACCTGCTTCAAGCTCTGGTTTTTCTTTACGACCAAACAAGCTAAGACCATACTTGTCTAACCCTGACTGTAACTGTGATAAATATTTGATTTCTTCCATAGGTTTTAACAAACCTGAATCCAGAACACCTGCAATTGTAAACAAAGCTGCAATACCAGCAAGGTCAAGTTCAGTAATGAAGCCCTGACGTTGTGCTTCCTCAGTTGCCTTATCAAGTGCTGGCAATATGCGTTGTTTTTCTTCTCTTAAGCCCATTTACATTTCCTTTGGTTGTTCGAACGGACTTTTAAGCCCTTTTGGGGAGAAAAACATAGCAGGGGTCGGTGGTGTCTTATCGTGTACAAAAAATTGGGTTTGTTTAATCATTTTGCTCCTGTGTTTTCTGTTTCTGTCTTTGATGTACTGTTGTTCTGTTCGATTGCCTTTACTGTAGTTGCAGTTCGCGCAAGCACTAACGAGGTTATTGAAGTTATCGTCGCCGCCTTGCTCGACGGGTGTGAGATGATCGACTGTAGTTGCGCTAGGTATTCCGCAGTAGTAGCAGGTGTTGTTATCTCGTCTAAGTATTGCAACTCTTATCTTTCTCCAACGTGTTGTAGATCCATTACGTTTAATACTATTCATATGTTGTTCATTATATATGTTAAGAACCCTTGTGTGTTGAAGGGCAGAGAACGGCTTAGTAAACCATTCTCATTTGAACCCCTGCGGTTTCAGGTTATCGAACGGAAGCCTTATTTGTTATTCGGCTTAGTCTCGCCATATCATCACAACCATTTGTTTCTATTAGGAGACTCGTTAATAGTAGCTTGTAATGTCGTAACTTCTCGTATGTGTTACACGTCTGCTAAATAGGCAGAACAAGATAAGCCCTCTAACGGCTGTTTGAGTAGGCTATTAACCAACCCTCGACTTAAAATTTAGACTTGGCTCGAGCGACCAAGGTAGTACTTATATCAGTTGTTATCTGTAATCGTCAATACGTGGATCTTGTATTGAATCTTCAATCATTTGTAAATTGTCTTTGCAACACAAATCACGATCTACAAGCTCTTGATATGCTTCTAATTTTTTTCTATCTTCTAAACGCTTTTGATAACACTTAGCGTCTTTACATACCCATTCTTTACTGTTCTCGTAATCGTAATGGTAATGCAAATAAATTATATCACTCATTTAATACCCATTTGTTTTTTAACCTTTGATGATGTCACAGGTACTTTTGGTTCACAATCTTCATGCAATAGTTCTTTGGCAATCATTTGATGACACACTTTACACCAAACATATGTAGCCATTATTTAATCCTTTGCATGCATGTCTTGCAGTAACTAGCTGCATAACACCAACCACCACAACTAACGCACCTTGATATTAGATCTAACATACGCTTTCACCCACTCCCAAATCTGCATAATGCCAAGCGTAAGTATTCCACCCATTAACAAACTAATAACAGCTTCTCTACCTAATGGTGTTCCCATTTATTGCCCCTGTCTTGACTTAGTGTTTTTTTTCTACTATTTTTCTTGCTTCTTCCATATCTTCTTTGCTTTGGAAGTTTGATTGCTTGCTGAGTAAGTCTTGTGATATTGACAGTCGTAAGACTTGCTCAAGCCTGTATACGTCTTGTGGTTTCATGCGCCCCCCTTTCCAAGTATTATTGTCGCATAAATAACACTAATAACACCAGAAACACACCTATAAACGCTGTAAATACTTCCACTTATTTAACCCCCATTTTTTTTGAACATTGTGGGAACGCTCTTGCAAATCCTTGCTTTTTAACGAGCTTCTGCGCACGTAGGAGTTGTTCGCGAACAGAAGCTCTTGCGGGATCTCCAGTACCCCCGACATAACCCCAACTCCGCGAATCGAATTGGAACAAGCCCCTGTACTTGCCTGTTCGATTAACGGCTTCTGGATTTAATGACGACTCACAAACGGCTATTTTCCGATAGTCGCTTGGTAGTAGCTCAACGTCATTAAAATATGGGTTTAATAAAAATATCTCTAAAATTGGTCTGTCTTCCAATCTGCTGTTGCCATTTCACTTTGTTCGTGAGATGACGGAAGTTTAGAAGCGCTTAACCAAGCACCAAGATTGTCTGCAAGCAACTGTTGATTGTCTAGTTGATTTTTAACAATGGTGTATGGGGCAAATTCTAACTTTGCAAACTCCTGCTCTTTACTTAAGAATTGCAGATATTTCAGTAGCTTGTCTTTATCCCAGTCAGTATAAACACGCTTACATAGACTATGCAAGAAGTTTATTTGCTTTTCTGTAGCAACCCTGTAATTGCCAAAATGACTCATTTCTAAGCCTTGCCCTTGTCCAGATACCTGTATGGGGGTTTCTTGGCTAATTTTGCCCTCTATGGGCTTTGTAGGGCTATCTGATGGGGTTTGCCAAGGATCATTTTCTGGCTTCATATTACGTTGCACTTCCTCTCGACTAGCAATACCTTTTGTAACAGCGATTCCAAGAGCTGCAATTGCACGTCCCCAAGCACTTGTTTCAAGGGTCATCATTTCTGCACCTTTAGCAAACCCTCTAGCAGGTACACGTTCCCAAGCCCAACCACTTGCATAATTCATTTTGTCGCGATCAGGGTAAGCAAAGGCTTTACCATAAATGTAAGTCTCACCACCAAATTCGAGTACACCTTTATATTCAAAATGCAAAGTGCCTTCTGGGAATTTGTCGTAAAACATTTGTATTCTGTCTTTTACTTCTATGTAGTTCTTTAGATAATCCATTTAGTTGACTCCTATAAATAGTCCGTAGAATTCCTGTAGCTGCGCTAGTTTGTTTTCACAATCGCATTTTTCAAATATGCACCTTGTTCTGTGGTAATAGTCCATAGTGTGATATGCGTGTGCTAATAAGTGTGATATTGGATACCACTCTTTTTCCATATTGCCCCCTTAGTTACAACGAGGTTAGAACAAAGGTGTGTCAAAACACGACATTGAATTATAACAATTTGGTAACGGCGTTAGCGCCAGAGTTCGCCTTCGGCAATAAAAGAGCCGTCTTTATTAAAAGGCACTAACTCAGGTTTAACTTGTCCGTCTTGCTCATATAAGATTCCAAAGCCTGCCTGCCAATTAGCGTGCCCTTCTTTCATATAACGCATACCAGCAGAATTAAGATCACAAAGGTGACCAACTTCCATTCCCCAAAGAGTTGAAAGTTTTCCGGCAAAACCATAACTTGCTGAACTTATGCCCTGTCTATGAGTATGACCACAAACAACATTCTTACCTGTTCTTGTAGCTAGTCCAAGAGCTGTTTGTCCTGCGTGATTGTAAAGTCTGCCTTCATCTCCGTGACCCATTATTACGCCTTTAGCAACTTCGGTTAATGATCTGTTGTATGTAACGTTTATGTCTTTGTCGTTGTAACCTAAAAGGTTTTCAATTTTAATGCAATCGAGTACTGCCATAGCGGGGCTAAATTTTTGGACGTAACGTTCAATTCGTGCTGTGTGATTACTGCGTTGTATTACAAAAGGCTTACTGCGTCCAATAGCACTACGGAATTCTTTGAGTAAGCCTTTAAGTCCAATTATATTCTTTTGTAAAGAACCTTCAAACTCTAGGGCTGTACCACGTGCGTAGGTTGATATGGTTTGGCAATCTAGTTCATCACCAACACATAATAGTTTGTCTGGTTTAACGTAATCTATGTAATTTAAAAGGCTTTCAACGTACGATTTCTTAATAAAAGGATATTGCAAATCTGAGATTACAACGTAACGTTTAATACGTTACCTCTTTCGTTTAGGTTTACCTAATTCTGTACTAATACTATCTATAGTACTACGAATTTTGACAACATCTATTTGTAGGCGTGTCACTTTATCTGCTAAAGAACTTCCACCATTAGGAAACAATTGCGATTTCATTTTAGTAATTTCTGCTGTTGCTCTAATTGTCAAAACAAGAATTGTGACAAGTAACCCGATAATGCCAATTAATTCGTTTATCATTGTCCGTCAAACCAATTTGGATCATAAAAATCGTCATCTTCATCTTCGTCAGGTGCAACAGTAAATTGGTATTTTTCAGCTGCATAGTTGATAATGCCAAATACTGAGTGTTGTGGCATATCTTGGTTAGCTGCAATTTTGATTGTTTTCTTTTTGCCGTCAAACATTTCTAGACAACAAACAAAGCCTGTAATTAGTTTGCCTTCTTCGTGAGCTGTGTTAATGATTCGTACAAGTTCACTAGCCATAACATCTGGTAATTCAATAACTGTTTTTTTTGCTTTAGGTTTGCTCATATTCCAAATACCTTTCCGTTAAAATCGCCCGATTTAGTAAAGGATATATGAAGGTGTGACACGTGAGGGTTAGAACCTTTGTAAACACGCCAAGCCCAGTTCTGACGTGGTGAGGCTATTCGGTGTTGGTGAATAATGTAACTGACTCTTTTGTCCCCTTTGAGTGCAATTGTCTTAATCTGTTCGGCTAATAGCCAAGACTCTTTACTAGATCCTTTAAGAAGGTCTGAGTCAATATCTATTGCACGTACCCAACCTTGTTTATCTGGGTTGTGGTCTGACTTACGTGCGTTGTGTGCTGTGTCGCCTATCCAGCCGTCACTACGTTTATCGCGATTAGGATACTTGGTATTTATTTCAGAGCGTAATTGCTCAGCTGCGTTACTTAACCTTGGTTTTGGCATTTGGATTCATCGCGCCCATTGAAGCAGCTACGACAGCACCAAGTACAGCTCTGTAATCAAGGGCGAAGTCTGTTGCTTGCCAAGCTGCTAAGAAAGCAATTGCAGCTAAAGATAATTGTTTGTAATTAAAGGATTGCATTTATTTCTTCTTCAGTTAAACCAAGTTTTGTGTAAGCAGACACTTTTAATGCTTTTTGTGCTTCTTGATTGGCAAAGATTTGTTCTAATTCTGCTTTACGTGCATCTCTATCTGCAATAAATGCTTCTTTTTCTGCACCTGTTAATTCAATAACTGTGTCGCCGTCTTGAATTCTAATTGTTTCAGTTTTAGCCATTGTCATATTCCTTAAATGTTGTAACCATAAACTTGATATGAACCTGTTGTGCTTGCGCCAAAAAGTAATGAACAAGCATCATATGTGTCTACTACTGTGTGTCTACCTGCTGCAATATACATAGCAGCGCCACCTGCTTGTTCAGCAATTACAATACCTGTTGCCAGATATGTATGTTGATTAACAAATGGACTAAATAAAGTAAATTCTGTTTGACCAGTCTTAAATGTTGATGTTGCTGATGTTATTAACCATTGTTGTGCTGTTGCAGGGCTGGAATCTGCACCTGTAAATCTTCCTCTTAAAACATAATTTGAACTACTGTCATCAGTTCCCGATTTTCTCATTCTAATTTGCAGACTTGTTTCAATTTGAGCATTGACAATAATTTTATAATTTGTGTAAACAGAAGTAAAAGTGCTTGCTGCTAGATTAACAGTTGTTACAGCAGAAAAACTTGTGGTATTTAATAAAACCATTCCAGCCTTTTTAGTACCAAGAGCTGTAAACATAGAAGCGTCTATTGAGTCGCCTAAGGTTTCTATAGCTGTAGCGCCGTCTTTTACAAGATCAGTTGAAGTTGGTACAGCCCAACCATAATTAGGGGTAGTAGTTGCCATTGTTCTAGTTTATCCTTTTCTTAAATAACGTCAAGCCAACGAGTAGCATTATCGAGGTTTTGCCATTGAATAACAGAGTTGTAATCTTCCCATTGTACATCAAGTGTTGAGTAGATTGAGTTAGAAACCGACATAGCCAGTTCAAGGTTATTACGTCCAAGTGTCCAAGTCCAGCCTTCAACAAAGCCTTCATTATATCCTTCGGCTATCAAACCTACTGGGATATTGTCTAAGTATAAAAGGGTATCCATTGAGACACCTAAAAGGTTATCTCTGACTGTATTTGTCATATCTGAATTTGATAAATTGACTGTTACTTCTTCAAGTGAGACTTTAGGTGTTCCTCTGTAATTAACAAAATTTGTAGCTTGTTCTGTGGCGTCAGCTGTTTCAGCAAGAATTGTGGATCTAACTTCTTGAAGCAAACCATAGTTATTTATTGACGTGTCATTTTGTGCTTCTACTTCTTGAACTGGGTCATCATATTGAATAACAACACTATTAACAATGTCTGCTGTTTGTAGTCTTGTTTGTATGTCAGCGTTTACAAGATTAGCGTCAAGTTCGATAAGATTAGTTGTATAGTTTTCACTTCTTCGCTCTGCGTCTGCGTAACCAATTTTGAAATCAGTTGTGTCATATAAATATCCTAACCCTGATTGTTGTGTAATATCTGTTAAATTGTAAGCCTGTTCTACTTGTGCAGGTCTAGCAAGTACTTCATAACGTCCTGCGTCAATTGTGTCTATGCCTTGCACGCCATAGTTAGCCCAAGTCTCAGTTGTAAAATCATTCCAAGTTTGTGTGTTGCTAATGTCTTCCCAAGCAATATATAAAGTTTCTTCAAGAATACGTGTAATACGTGCGCCGTCTAATTCTTCTGGGTAAGCAACAGAACCAGCGTAACGTTTAACAAGTAAACCAAGAGCGCCTACAGCTTGTATTTGTAATGTGTTAGGTTTACCACCTAAACCTGCGCCTTCAAATCTGTTAAAAACACCTGAAACTTCACCTGTGAACAATTTGACATAAGCACCTGTTGAGTCTGTGACTTCAATTAGTACTGTGTCTAATAGTTCAACTACTGGGCTTGTGCCCTCTAAGTTTAATAATTCTAGGTTGCAATAACTTGGTTGAGTTGCTTCAAAAAAATCGTTGCGACCATAAGTAATTGTTGCGTTCTCTAATGTTGTAGAAGTTTGTACAGTACCAGCAATAGTTACCCGATACGTTGGCGTGTATACAGTCATTGGTTATCTAAACCCAAAGTTAAATGGCTTTATTCCTGTCGTTTTTAAGGCTGTGTTTTGAACTTTGATAAGGGTTCTAGCTGTGCCTTGTGGATCTACTGCGCCTTTAATGTTGTAGTTATTTACTACTGTTGGCTTTTGAGTGTTAATTCCAACTAAACCTTTTGCTTTACTAGAAGCTGGGGCGTCTGGGGCAAACTGTCCTGTAGCATTGACAAATTGTCCTACAAGTGATTCATCAAACGCTTGCTTAAAGTCTCTAAATTTTTGAATCGCTGAATCTATTCTTGTAAACAATCTATCTAAACCTTCGGTCATATCTGTTAGTAAGTTAATAAATCTTACAAAACCTGATTCTTCACCTGTTGAATCATCAAATGTTCCCGCTAATGAGCCAAGACCTGAACCAAGGTCACGTAAGGCTTTTCCTAAATTATAACCTGCTTCTTCGCCCTCGTTAGTTGCTTCTGCAAACATTCCAAGAGACGGAACAACAGATCTCTTTTTACCTGTTAAGCCGTCAATAAGTCCTTGTAGTGCTGGTGCAAGTACATCTGTTGCAAATTTAGCAAAGCGTTCAAGTAATGGTAAAAGTGCTTGACCTAAACTTTCTTTGGCTTCATCTATTGCAACCTTGAATCTTGCGAGACGACCAGCAAAAGTATTAGCAGCTGCGTCAGCTTGTCCTTCAAAGGTTTCAGACAATGCAATAACGGCTTTATCAAAATCTTTAGTTTTTACAATGTTTTCATCAAGAGGTACACCAATACGTTTTAATGCGCCTAGGTTGCCGTCATAGGCTTTACCAAGGGCTTCTGAAACTGTTGCTAAGTCTTTACCTGTACCTGCAGCTATATCTAAGGCTAATGATTGTAATTTTTGTGCTTTGGTTACGTCTTGTGTTGATCTAACAAGTCTGTCAAGGCTAGGGCGTAATTGGTCGTCGGCTACACCAGTAGCGCGTGCTGTTTTGTCAATATAATCTTCTGTGGCTTTAACTTGAGCGTCTGTAGCCTTAGTTACGTTCTTAAGAGTTTGTGCAAGTGATACTTGGGCTTTCTCATCTTCAATAGCAGCTTTAACAGAATCAACACCAATTTTAATAGCTGCAACACCAGCAGCTGCGCCAAGAGCTGCAAAAGCCAAAGCACCCGCTTTAAGTGCGCCACCAAGTTTACTGCTAAAACTTTTGGTTTCTTTATCGGCTTTATCAAGTCCGTCT